TTGTCTAAGTACTGTTGCCAGGCGGGTTTGTTCGGCTTGGGCTTCTATTGCGGCGCTAACCGAACTCGTCATGAGTGCGACTCCAGAAGCGAAGCCGGCGGCGGCTGAGATGGTTACTTGCTTAAAAATGCCATCAAGCTCTTTTGATTGGATGCCTAGCGCACCTGTCGCTTTTTCGCCTTCACCTTGCAGTTTTTTGAACGCGGCGACAGCACTACCTGCGTCACCGAGAATCCTTAAAACGAATGTGCGTTCACCTGCCATGGTGACGCAATTCTACTCAGTTTATGCCTGCCCGTTTCTTGAAGTCAGCCCACTCAACTTGAATGCTTCTATGTATCTCATGTTGAGTCATGCCATCATATTTTGACAAGTCGACTGGCGCATCCCACCAACGCGGATCTGTGACATGACGATTCTTCTTTGTGCTTGTGCGTTGCACAGTTGAACGAATAGTTGGTGTAGAGAATGTGCGTGTCGGTGCTGCGATGTCGGTGATCGTTGGGTCAAGGAATCGCCAACCTGAATGATGTGTGTGGAATGGTTGACCCGCCTCATGCTGTGGCAGGTAGAAGATACGGGCTGGGTCTTTGGTTGCTGGGTCGCCTTTGAGACGAAGTCGCTCATGTGTCTCATGCCAGACTTCTTCCCAGTTTTGTACTGGCACAGCCTGCTCGAATGGGATGACAACATGCCAGTGTGGGTCGTTATCGCGATGTGACCAGGTTGTGTAGGCGAAGTGTATATACGATCCGAGATCGGCTTGTTCGAATGCTTCGCCGTCAAGGTCGGCGACTAATGCCCAAACATGTTGGACATTGCGGTTGCCACGAGTTGTGTATTCACGGTATGTGACTGGCGAATACAACTTGCCGTCAGACTTCTGCTCGCGTTCTTGATGATTGCCGAGCATCGTTGCGAAGTCCATCCATGATGTGGCGATGGTCTTTGGGTAGATGGACTTGACCGATGGGAACCCGACGACTTCAAACATTGTGCAGAACCTCCGACTATCAGGATAGCGAATCCTCAGCCGAATGCAAGTATCAGCCGATATCCAGTTTTTTCGCCACTTCCGTGATGCCATCTAGATATCTTTTGGCGATTGCGTTCTTCTTCTTTCGTACGGTCGGCCAGAAGAAGTAGCCCGATTGCCCTCGATGGCGCAAGAATTGTTTGGTGTTCGGTGTGGCACCGCCACCGAACTCGGCACCGAAGAACACATCGCTCATTGTGACCTTGCGTGTTAGACCTGGACCTTGTACTAGACCGCGCTTACGATTTGATCTTGTCTTAGATTTGAACTGCATATTTGGAGATAGCCGGATTGAAGGCACACGGTCTTTTCTAACCTTTAATCCTCGCGTGACTTCTAATGCTTGACGCGAACGACTGACACTTCCAGCTTCGACTCTTACCGCAGCCAACAACTCACCTGCTAAATCGGTTGAGACTTTGCGAATCATCTCATTGAAGAATGGGCTTGCCTGAGAGAAGCCACGCAGCACATCGTAAAGACCTTCAATTTCGACTGCGATTCCGGCTGCACCTGCACGACCGACTGTTGAACCTAAGTCACCTGCCTGATTTGGGAACGCTGACTTTAATGCTTTTGGAACTGGGAATGCTGAAGCCATTACTTGATCCTCTGTGGTGGACTTGATTTGATGTTCTTCCAGCGCAGATAGCCGACCATCGTGTACAGCATTCTAGGTGATTCTTGCAGAAGCGAACTTGGCGATATACCAGTTTCGCAGGACAAATATGCGATCAGCCAGTGGGCTGAGGATTCTCCAAAGGGACGATCACCGAATCTTCGGTTGCGACCTCCAATGACTCGACTGTCTCAACCCATTCAACGAATGTAGTTTTCACTTGGTTGCGTCGCTTCAACGAATGCCAAGCCAACCAAGCAAGATCGCTGAGTTTGACTTCGCTTTGCAAATTGGTGATGGCACGATTCTTCTCACCTTCAAACGCGATGAAGTCTGCGAAGTGTGCAGTGACTTTTTCTTTGACGCCTGAATCAAGCGTTATTTCCATTGCTAGTTTCATTCTTACCTCCTGATTGTTTAATTAAGAATTAGGCAACTGTTTTGGTGATCGTTCCGCTGATCGGCCAAGTTACATCGGCTGTGTTCAATTCACCGACAGCACCGTTGACTGGGCTGAACTCTGTGCAAAGTACAGAGAAGGTGTAGTGAGGTGAAGCGGTTCCTGCTGAGGCTGTGCCTGCTGGTTTGACAACCATGGTGACAGCGGTCGAGCCAATCAATGGCAAGATGAGTCCGTCAATGGCGTTGTAGTCGTTGTGCAACGAGAGTGTCACAGAATTGTCGATCAATCCTGACACTCGTGTCACAGCTCCACCAGACCCGAAATTCGTTGTTGGTACTTCACTTGCTGAAGTGCTTAGGGTTACTGCTGCAACGCTTGATGTGATGTCGGTGCCGTTCAGAATTACGTTTGAGTTTGTGAGAACTAACTTTGCCATGATTATTGATCTCCTGCCGTGTCGGCTTTCGAGGTTGATTTATCCGCTACCGGAACAATACGACCCGATTGCAGTAGAGAGTCTAGATGATCAACATCTGCGCCATCAATAGTGGCTGGATATTGTTTGTCCAAGACCGTGAAGCCTTGAACCACCTGGAACTTTGCCATGGACTAAGCGTACACCACGACACGAAAGTCAACCGTCAGATAGGTTGTATCGTTCGCGTCAACTGTAGAGATATTGGAGGCTTCTTCAACGATCAAGGTTCGAGCATATCCGCCAAGTGATGTGTCGGCTTCAATCGCCGCACGAATCCCGCTGTCATAAGACAGATAAGTGTCCATCAGGTTCTGTGCTGTGCGCTCGGCTGCACGACCGACAATCACACTGACCGTGAACACATGTGTGACCAGACCTGCCCGCATCGCACCGTGATAAGTGATCGACTCTAAGGTCGGCCATGCGATACCACCAAGTGAAGGGTTGACCTGATCGGGTTGCTGTGCGAATGCGCGAAGGTTCGCGATTGTTGCAAGACGGGTTTGTAAACCTGTTTTGAGTTCGGTGACTGTTGCGGTCATGCGAACATTCGCATTCGGCGATATGGCTCGACAAGTTGTGCGACATCTGGGTCGAGTGCGCGTGTTACTCGTATGGCTCCGAGATCTCCGAATCCGGCCACGCCCAGTGGGCTGTCGTATCTCTTAAAAATTCTTGACGCCTGAATGATCACAGCTTGTGTGATCGGCTCAGGCACAGACGGCCAACCGTAAACAGCGGTGAGTTGCACCAATGCTTCGGAGCCGAAGTTGGCGTTCAATGTCGGGAACAGATAGTCGCCGACTGCACGGATGCGTGTGTAAGGAACTGTCAACCCGTCCAAGATTCCGTTCACTGGTTCTAGTTGCCAATCGCTCGGACTCCAAGTGACATCAAAGTTTGTGTCGGCAAGTGTCGAAGTCTTCAGTGTGATCGCAGTTCCTGCGATGTCGTCAATCTCGCAAACATATGAATCACCAGCGGTGAACACTCGTGTCGTTGCAGAACCGTATGCCCAGAACTGTCGGTTCGCATAACCATCAATCAGTCGACTGGCTGCACCGGCACAGTTGTCTATCAGTTCGTCGTCTTGTGTGTCGGCGGTGCCAATTCTGAGGGCGGCCTTAATTTGGTTTCTGGACGCGTAGCCGTTCAAGATACTCATGGTCTTCCTATCCTACTCAACAACCAACAACTCAAGTGATGGCTGAAGTCTGAAGAATCTTACTCCATACAACTTGCGCAACTTGTTGACGACAATCGGGAACCATTGACTCCAGCCTTCAGGGTTGATTGCTTTGCTATCGCCGTACTTGCCGAAGTTACTTATCCCACCTATCGACCCGTTGTCAACACCAACCAAGTTGATTTGTGATGCACCCATGTAGCAGGCGAGGTGCATTGCGATGTGTGCTGAGGTGCCACCAATAACTAACACATCTGGGTCGGTTGGCCATCCGATGTCAGGTCGCCAGAATGGTGCGTGTGGTCGGAAGGTGATGTGATTATTTGAACCGACATGTGTTGCGGTCATG